TCGTTCTTTGTCAAGACAGAGGGAAGTCATTATTCCTGTCCATTTTATAACAGAATTTGTTATTTTTTGTAGAGAATAAATGGACGGTTTCTTTTTTATTTTCATGGCAGCAAGTGCCAAATTCAATATTATTTATTTTTTGATTTGTTCTATTGTACCAAAATTATGATTTGGTGAGAAGAAAGAAATTGCTGGAGGGACAAACTTAAGAAAAATTGCAATAACTGCCAATCCTCCTAATATCTGCCACCTAAACTTAGAAAGACCTTCTACTTTTTCTTCAACAACATCTATTCTTTCCCCAAGTTTTCTACTAATTTCATCGTGTTGCTTCTTTGATGATTCTTTAATTTCTTCAATCATTTTAACAATTAGGTTGTCAGTTCTATTGCATTGCTCAATCTTTTCATTATGAACTGCAAGCATTTGACTGATATTCTGACTTGTCTCACCAATCTTTTGAATTGCTGTATCAATTCTTTCCATCATCTGCTCATACACAGATAACCTTTCTTCCAATATTGCTATTTTTGTGTCAGTGGATGATGGATTAAACATTTTATTTTTTCTGCCAACGTTTGCGAGAACCTGGAGGAAGTTTAATTTGAGGACCTTTTCTTTTTTTCAATCCCATAACAGCGTCAAATCCAGCAACTGGACCTATTGAATTTGCCGAACCAGAAAATCCACCAGAAGATCCTGCGGCATTTGCTGCCATCATCTCTTCCCTAATAATATCTATAATTCTGTCAAGTTTCTTCTTTTCCATTATAGATTTTGTAAAGTTCTGTTAAACAATTAATATCAACTACAATATCATGTATTCCTGATTTTGGATATTCAGGAAGTCTTCCCAAAAAAATAATAAAACTTTTCATTGCAGACCAAAGTTCTTTTTCAATTTTAAAAAAAAGCATTGGAGTTGTTGCTTCTCCAAAAATATTGTATAGAACAATAAAGTGATTAAGAAGAAGGTGAGTTTTTAGCTCACCAGTATTCTTATATCGTTTCAAAAGTCTTTTAATATATTTGAAATGATTTAAATCCTTATCAAAATCTTCTCTGGTTACTGCCTGAGGATTTTCATAATGTTTAATTGCAAATAAGAGAAAGTTGTCCTCATTCAATTCATTAAAAATCATTTAGTATCAGGGAGTAACTGTAAGTGTGCTTGTTCCAATACCAACTGATCCAGTGGTTCCTGCCCCACCAACGTTACGAAGGAGAATATCCCCAAATTGTGATGTGAACGAACTAATTACACCAACACCATTAGAACCATCAGTAATCACACCAACAAAACCACTTGGAAGATCAATTTTCAGTTTTGTTGCTCGTGTAAATGTACTGAAAGTTACAGCAAGTCCTGCAGCAATTGTATATGGAACAGTACTCGCAGTTCCGATCTGGACAAAAGTATTACCAACGGAAACGACAGGAACGTTAGTCAATGCCGAACCAACACGAATTGAACTTCCAATAGCAACACCCGATACGGAATCAACAAAGATATTAGTTCCACCAATCGCAACAGTTTGACCTGTTGTGGTTAATGTTGTTGAAATTGCAACTTGTGCAGAAAGGACTGTACTTGGAGTAGTAAAGGAAAATGATACTCTGTTTGTAATCTGACCGTTAAAGTTTTCAAATACATCGGGCGATCCATGCAGTGCTGCAGTCGATGACCAGGCATATTGAGTAGCTCCAGAAGATCTTGCAGTTCCAACAATCGCTGTAGATTCGTTGGCATCATTTGCATCAAATGTGCGAATACGAACTGTTGCACCAGCACCTGCAAAAACAAGTTCGTTGAATACTACATGAACATAACCAGTCGTATTGGTAGTAATACCAGTAGTTGCCCCACCACCAACGGAAATTCTTGATGATCTATTTGGGTCTTCAAAGAAAACAGCAACAGGACCAGCAGTTCCAATACCAGTTGCACCCGCATCAGTTGTTGTTGCAGTACTATTCAGTCCAACAACTGGGACTAAAACTTCGTCATAATAAGACGATGAAAGACCAGAATATTCGCTAGTGCCATATCTTCGGTAAACCCACCCACGGACATCAGCAAAGCAATTCCAAGGAGTATTGTTTCTATCATTTTCAGATAGATGCTTGGGGATAGCATAATTATTTGCTGCTGTTTCAGTAGTTGTTGAGATGCCCCAGAGTGCCATTCTTTTTACCTTTACTAATTTTATTCGTAGAAATATTTATAAAAAACAGAGACCTTGGAAAAAGGTCTCTGTAATTATTAAGGAGTTAAGTCCTTTGCACCTTTATTCTTCAACTGTGCTTGAGCTTGAAGAAGAATAAGTGAAAGAATACCATTTGATTTTACTTTTGGATTTGCGCCAAGTGCTTCCGAAACTGCAAAGAGAACAGTTGCGATAAGTGCTTGGTTAGCAATTGCCCATGCGATTACAGCAGACATAATAACCTCTTATAATGGTCTTGATTTATTTATGATCAATAACCTCTTTCAGGTCTATTAATTTTGTCTCTTTGTAAAGAAGCAACTCTATCTTCTGCTCTTTCAAATTTTTTGGATAACTTCTTACCTAACGGAGATTCGGGTTTGACCTTATTAAGTCTTGATCTAACATCATCTTGCTTACGAACAACATCTCCTATTTGTCTTTGTCTAGTCTCGCGAGCAGATCTATCTCCGTATTTTTGAAAACGTCTTTGAATTCCGGATTCAGATGCTTCATCAACAAATTCTTCCTTTGCAACTTCTACTTCAGGTTTTTTTGTCTTTGTTAGAGATTGTCTTCTTAACTGTGCAATTTGGTTATCTAATTGAGCTCTTTGCTTTTGCTTTTGAAATTCCTGAGGAGTCATTGGAACTTGAGATCCAACATCTTCAGCAACTCTTTTAGCTTGCTTGGTAGCCGTAGCGTACATTACTTCTTTTGCTCTATCACCATATCTAGATTTAAATCCAGATAAACCTTTCTTCATTGATTTTACAATCTCTTCTTTCTTTTTAGTTTCAGCAGCAGTTAAAGTTTTCTCATCAAGTTCAAATTCTTCCTTTTTCAATGCTTTTTTGGCAGTTTCAATATCAGATTTTACTTTTTTAGAAACTGCTTTACCAGCAGCGGATGCACCTTTTTTAATTGCTTGACCAACCTTACTTTGTCCCACTCGTCTACCAGCTTCGTGAGTTACTGCAGCTGCTTTAGCAACAGTCTTACCAGTTTCTTTAGCAACACCCATTGCTTTCTTATGACGCTCCATCCCAGACTGATATGCCTTTACAGCACCAAAAATACCTCTAGCAATAGCATCTCTTACTGGTTTTTTTGAAGGTTGCTTTTCAACTGCCTTGGCAACTGCAGACTTTCTTTCTTTTTTGATAGTTGAAGAAGGTCCACCAGAAATTTTTCTAGTTAAACCATGCTTTTTAAGTGCCGCATTTGTTGAACTTTGAGCACGAACTCCTTTAGGACTCTTGATTGGCCCACCAGCTTTTTTCTGGAGTCTAGTTTGAAGAACTTCGGTAAGATAGTGATCTTCATTAATTTCGATCATAAAATCAATAAAATCATCAAGTCCAAGTTCTTCAATTAAAATATCTAGACCATATTCATTTAATCCTTCAGAATAAAAATAATCAGCAGCAATATTAATCTCTTCTACCAAATAATCTTCGTTAATTTCAACTAATTCAAGTAGAGTGCCGCCAAGTTCTTCAACTGATTCTTTAATCGAAGGATTAATTTTTATTGTATTTTTTACTTTCTTTTCAGTAATTTTAACATCATCATCTTCCTTTTCTGCAGCACTGATTACTTCACAAAGATCATTTCTCCAGTTAGAAAAACCCTCTTTTTGAATAATAGCAGATCTTACTTTTCTTCTATTAGTAAGATACTTATCAGATTTAGTATTCTTTTTACCATCATTATCAATATCAGAATCTTCCTGACCTACAGGATCCAATTCTTCATCAAACTTCTTCGCTGCTGTTGCTGCCATACTCTTATATGCAGCAGTTTTTTTCATATCTCCAACTGCTTTTTCATTTGATTCACGACGCTTTTTCATATCAGTCTCAAGATGAGAAGACTCCGCAACAATTTGCAAATAAACCTTTGAAATATCGTTTAGAATATTGTTTGACATTTTAAATAAGTTCTTACTTTTTTGCTTTATACTTATTTATAAATTTCTCAACATTAAAATTGATAATTTTTTTTGTACCTGTCATTTTCATAGCAAGTTTTCTAAACCCACCAGTTCCAACTAAAGTATTTGGTTTTCCAGGAACTCTTTGCGATTTTTCCATTTTAACTTCATTATATTCCATGACATCTTTAATCCAAGATTTAAACATTCTTCCTTCTAAAGTAATACAAATAAGATGATTGGTTCCTCTGCGCATAATTTCACCAATTAATCCAGTATTTAAATTCTCTACAATATCGCCAATCTTAAATATTTTTTGTTTTACATAATTTTCACGAAGATTTCTCATATCATATTTTGGAGCAATTTCCCAAAGTTGATATGATTCTTTTTGAGTTGTCTTTTTCTTAATTTTCATTCCTTGACGAATTTGATCAAATAGAGTTTGAGTATCACCATCATCCAAAGTTTTTGGAGTTCCTCTACGAAATTCTTTAAAATCATTATCAATTACTGCTTTTCTCATTTTGGATGCAGACATTCCTTCCACACCATCAGCATCTGCATCTCTAACTCCAGCAGAAACAACGCGAATTAGATCAAAATTATAAAGATCTCCATTATACTTTTGCGCTAAATTTTCAAACTCAGATTGACGATCGGATCCAACTACAAGATTGACATTTTCATACCCTTCTTTTGAAGCAGCAACTAAAACGTCAAAAATTGTTTTCATATATGGATCATTAATAATACGTTCCCCAAAATCTGGAAACATTTTTCTCATATAAGAAATTTTAGTATCTGGATTCAAAGGATTCTTTTTAGGATCTTGTGTTCTTGATGGATATACTTTTAGATCACCACCTACAGAGATTTTATCTGCTGTTTTTAAAAGTTTTTCGTGTCCAATTGTTGGAGGATTAAATCTACCAAATACAATAGTTACAGTATCACCACGTTCTTCTGGTCTAGTCTCTGCTTGTGATGATGTCTTTGTTTTTGGTGTTGGAGCAGCGGTTGGCGGTTTAACTTGTGTTGCTGCTACTTGCTGATTTGCAGGAGTTCTTACTTGAGGTTGATCTTTCTCACCAACTTTCTGCTTTTGATTATAAAACTTTAGTTTTCCTTTTTCAGTTTTTGCAACAAACTCACCTTGCGTATTTACCCATCCACCATGACCATCACTTTTCAATCCAAGTTTTCTCGCCTGCATTGATGCCTGCGATTCAGATGCTTCGGAAAGAAATTGGAAAAAACTTTTCATATTGATAAATCTTATACCTTTATTTATTTTTTTACTATTTCTTATATTTATGGAGAATAGCGGACTCGAACCGCTGACATCCTGCTTGCAAAGCAGGCGCTCTACCAACTGAGCTAATTCCCCGATCAACATATTATAAAACCCTCTCAACAAAATGTCAAGAGGGTTAGAGTAAAATTAAAACTTAATTATTTACTTTGGATAATTTCATTAATCGAAGACTCACTCATGTTTGCCATGATTACAACTGCTGCTTCATTAGTATCAGCATAACCTTCAGCAATTAGATGCTCAAGAACTGCATCATAAACATCAACTTCTTCAGTTGACATTCTTGAAGCAAGTCTTGATGCACCAGAAGCAACTTTAGATGCTGCTCCAGCAACTGCACCTTTAATACCTCTCTTACCTCTTGCTGCAGTATTCTTGGCACTTTGCTTCGCTCTTCCTGCAACATCAGATGCTGCTTGTCCTGCTTTTCTGGCAGCATTATAAGCACCTACTTGTGCTTGAGCAATTTTTTGCTTAATTCTACCTTTAATATCGGAAGCAACTTTTGCCCTCAGTCCTCTTCTCTTTTCAGGATCTTTTGATCTTGCTACCATACCTGCAGCTGGATGAAGTTTTCTTTGTGTAGCATATGCTGCTACTGGTCTATCAACTGCACGGAATTTTGCTTCTTTTCCTGCTTCTTTTGCTTTTGAAACTCCAGATTTAACTGCTGCTTTTGCTTTTCCAAGTGCAGACTTAACAGCACCTTTCACTTTTGAAACAGCAGCTGCTCTTTTTTCTGCTCTTTCTTTTGATGCTGCTCTACCTTTTGCTTCTTTAGCAGATTTTTCAGATGATGCAGCATATTGCTTTCTCGCTGCAGCACGAGCTGCCATATCAACTCTTGCTTCAGAAAGAACTTCTTCAAAAATCTCTTCTACTTCATCAAATTCATATCCTTCATCAAGCATTTCGTCAATTGTTTCTTCAACAATTGCATCGATTTCTTCGTCGGTAAGTTCTTCAATTCCAGCAAACTCATCCGACATTTCTTCTAGTTCATCACGAAGATCTTCGTCATAAACTGCAGAATATGCTTCGTAAAGTCCTCTTAATTCTTTAGAATCCATTTTTTACAAATACTTTTTAGTTATTTATAAAAAAAACCTCCTAGGAGAGGAGGTTCAAATCAAAGGGTGCGTTTTTCAATTTCTTTATCAAGTTGTACAATCACAGAACGAATATCAACAACACGAGGAGGAATACTTACTTCATCGTAAGTATATCCTTTTTGTGCATCAAATAAAACTTGACGGACTGCAGCAGCAGTACGAACATCAATTGTAATAGTTACTCCAGTTTCTTTAGTCACAGGTCTCCCTCCACACGATTTTCTGATTTATAGACAGAAAAAGTTCCCTCAGGATAACGAGCACTCAGTTTCTCATAATTCATCTGAAGAACTTCTTCAAAGTTAGTATCAAGTGCCATACATGCCTGCGCAAGATACCAACACAAATCACCAAGTTCACGCTTCATATGAAAGACATTCTCTTCATTATAAGGTTTGCCTTGCAGAAAAATCTTTTTTACAACTTCAGTAAACTCACCTGCTTCTGCACTCATACCAAAAGCAGCGGTCAGAAGACGAGGAACATCAGCGTCATGAGTTGCTTCAAGTTCAGTCATACGAGCAAGCAGTTGTGCATAATCACTACTCGCAGGACTTGTAGTTTGTCGAACAAATTCAATATATTTGTTTGTATCAATAACTTTATCTTCAGACATAGTAAATTTAGTGTATCCGTTTTCTAGTGTTTCTTTTGTGAGACTAATCAAAATTTAAACCCCTCAAATGATTTTTTAGGTTTCTTTTCTTCATAATCATACTCTTCCTCTTTTCCATTGTCAAGAATATCTTGTTGGGCAGATTGTTCGCAATCATAAAGTCTCATCTTTGCCCTGTCAATACCTACAACAAAACGCTTATGAATGGTTGGATCGTTATAACGATTCTTAAGTTGTTTGACTAGAATCTGTCCCAACTCTTCCAACTCTTCAGTGCTAATAAGGGCAAACATAAGATCAGCAGTAGCAGGGAGACCAAAGGACTCACTAGTATCAGTAAGTTCAACATCAGAGCTACTATTATGTGTGAGAATAGCATTCGCATAGAACAAATGATTTCCAGATACTTCAATATCTATAAGTTCTCTTTCATCAAGTTCTTCAATTTTTAGAATTTTTTTCAACATTTAATCCTCCCATCAACATAACCACATTTAATAGCATACTGATAGTCCCAAATATCAACACACATACAGTTTACACCATTATTCATCCAAATAACACCTTTTCCATTTTTCCACCCATTCTCAAAATAAAAATCAATTTCATCTTTTTTAATAAACTTTCTTTCTTTTAAGTCTTTATTGTGTATCCAAGTTCTACCAGAAGAACACACTGATATTTTATTTTTATGTTCTTCTGTAAGTTTTTGTCCTTTTTTACTTTCTGCAATTTTGTTTTTAGTTTCTTGTGAGTGATTTGTATTGAACTTTTTATAAACACCAAGAGAGTATCTATGTTTTTTAGTTTTTCTCATTTTTTCTTTTGATTGTGTAGAAAAACTTATTCCATAGTTCCACGCTCTACCATTTCTAATATTCTCTTCTATTTGTTCTTGATTTGCTCCGTGATAGTGTTTCTCATAATTACAAGTTTCATATCTCATATTATAACCACATCCATCCATATAATGTGATTTGTATTTACGGATATAATAATCTTCTTTTATTCTTGCTTCACTTTCATCAACTTCTTCTATTACTTCAATATCAAAGTTTCTTTTACCATATTCAATAATAGCATCAGACAGAAGTTTATTCCCTTCGTGCCTTCCAAGAGTGATGTGTTCTTGTAATCTTCTATCCAATTCATTTTTAGTCAATCCAACATAATACATATGTGGATTGACTGCTGTGTTGGTAATTAGATAAATCTTTACTTTCATATCAGTAAATTATACTACTATTATTTATAAGAAGTAAACCTTACACATACTATTCCTTTACATAAAGAGACATACCTTCTTTCAACCCGCCCTTGATATTCACTTCACCATTTTGAGTTGGGAACAAGTGTTCTTCACTACAAATGATTTCTTTATCATCCTCCAAAGTAATCTTATAAGATTTCTTTTTAGATTTTTGGAAGACATTTAGAACTTCATTATAACCAGTATTTGAAAGCACCAAATCTCCAACTTGAATATTTGAAAGTTCTTTCATACCTTGCGGTGTTTGAACTTGTGTTTTCAAATCCAAGCAATACCCTGAACGAGTGGTCTGAGTAGCAGAGACAATGGGAACATTGAATTCAACTGCCAAACCGCGAAGTTCTTCTGCAATTGCTTTAACCAATGTATAAGAATTGACATTGCTACCTCCCCTGAACCTAGAGGAAGAGCAAATATTAAGGTAATCAATGAAAATAATATCAGGTCTAAATGACTTCTTAAGTGCAAGTTCACTAAGAAGTGATTTAAAATGTCCTGCATGAGCAGATGCGGTTGGGTATTCCTTAATTATAAGAGAACCTTGAGTCTTCTTTGCAAGACTATTAACTTTACTTTCAAACATTGATTTTGGAAGATCTCCAATATCCTGAATAGGAACATTCAAAAGATTCGCGTCAATTCTTTCAGCAATTCGTTCCTCCGCCATCTCAAGAGTGATATAGAGAACGTTCCTACCCTGAAGCAAGACAGAACTAGCCACATGACACATGAACAACGATTTCCCAACACCCGTTCCAGCAAGAGCAATATTGAGAGTCTTATTAGGTAAGCCACCTTTAGTGATTTTGTTGAAATATTCCAAATCAAATTCAATTTTCTCTTCTTTTCTGTGATAAGACTCATAACGTCGCTCATAGTCTAGAAGATAGTCGTGTCCAATATTAGTATCAAAAGATACTGCCAAAGCATCCGATAGAATGCTTGGAATACTATCACGATTTTTTTTCTCATCTTCTCCATCTGCAATATGGATTGATTCCATAAGAGCAAGATAGATTGCACGATCACGACACCACTTTTCTGTAGTATTAACTAACCAATCAAATTCTACAGGAACATTCTCAAGGCATTCAATTAAATGAATTAGTTGCTTAAAGGAATCCTCATTAACATCTTTACGTTTTTCTACTTCAATACACAGAACTTCTTTTGTTGTCGGTTGATTATATTCTTGAACAAAACTTAAAATTTCTTGAAATACAATTTTTTGATTTGCATCTTCAAAATATTCTGCCTTAATAAAAGGAATAACCTTACGCACATATTCTTCATTATGAAGAAGATTTCTTAAAATTAAAAACTCAACTTTATCCATGAGACATATCAAATACAAATGTTATTCTGGTCTCATCACCAATATTAACGGTGCCATGAGGTAATTTATTATTAAACCAAAGAAGGGTTCCTGGTTCAATAACCACTGTGTCAGTTCCACAGAAATACTGATATCTGCCAAGAATAGAAAGATGATATCTATCCCTTTTTAGATAATAGGTTCCTTCATCAATGTGTGCTCCAACTATCTCATCAACGGGAAGAGAAAGAAATCCACAACGATGCAATTCTCTGTTTCCAAGATGTTTGCGGATAATTTTTCTAACTTCGCTATGATGTTCATATGCAGGAGTCTTGATATTGATTTCAGAATCTCCAACAAAGTCTTCTTTGTTCTTGACCCCACCCATTATAAGTTGAAGAGCACTTACTGGCAAGTCTGCAAATCCACGATCAACTAAAGACTGAGAATCTTTCAGGTGCTTTTGATGTTCCCAGTCTTGCGGATATTTTTTAAGTTGTTGTACAACTTTAGATACATTAATTCCAGTTTTAAGAACCTTGATCATGACCCATAACTAAATTCTTCCCTTGCAATTTTATCAAGTTTTTGCATTACTTCTTCAGTAAAGTATTCTTCTGGATTTGCAAGAATTTGTTTACCATAAATCTTCTTACCATCAATCTCATAGCGTCCTGCTACATTCTTCCAGAGTTCACCAATCTCACCAAGTTCTAGAAGACCATAGTAACGATCAAGACCTCTCTCATCATAATACAAACGGACTTCAACATCCTTATTCTCCTTACTCAAACGCGATTTAGCAGTCTTAGCCTTGATAATATTGCCGACCACTTCTGTTCCATCCTTTTCTTTCTTTTTGCTGAGATAAATGATCGAAGATGCTGCGTACTTAAGACCAGAGTTGTGAGAAACAATACCTCCATGGAGTATGTAATGATGTTCCCCCTCAACTGTAATATCATATACTTCTTCTGTTTTAACTTTTTTGATAGACTTTACAATTCGATCCATGCCACCTCTTATACATTGGGTATGTTATTTGTTTCCGACAGTGTTCGCAGACAACCTGCCTGTGTTTTTTTCCATAACGAGGAGACTTCTCCCCCTTTCTTTCGGATGCCAGTTCTGAAAGAAGTTTTTTTGTTTGTTCTGAGTGTGTTTTGTTGAAGAATGGATTGGACTCTCCACTCATCTTTTCACTCATCATTTTTTTATGTTCTGGAGAAGAAACAGTTTGTTTATGTTTCTCCCGAACAACAGGATTGAACATTGGATTACTTTGTCCATAATTGCCTTTTTCATAAAACGGATTATTCTCACCTGAAGTCAAATGAGAATAACTTCTCCGTATTCTATCATAAGAATTTAGATTCTTACACCTAACTCCATTACCATTACTAGAACACATACGATAAAAAGCATAACACATTTTTTTCTTATACTCACCATCAACCATCTTTAATAATAAATGATGACAGATGAAATGTTCTCTTGGAGTTAAATTTACTAAATTATCTTTTGTATTTTTACCTCCAAATGATTTGGGAATAATGTGGTGTTTTTCTATAATGTCATTGATTTCCCTTTCCTTTGCTCTTTCTATAATACGAAAGTAGCAACTTGTATATTTGTTTATTATAAACATTAGGTTCTGGTCTTAAGTATTACTATTTAGATCAGAATCTATTTTTCATATCGAAATTGTTGGAATGCATTTGATTGTATCTCCAGGTAAAAGATCAATTACTTTTTTCCATTCATAACCTTTTTCAGTATCCACTAAAAATTTATGATCTGCACTACATTTAACAATTTCACCATCTTCTAATTCCATCTCAAACACTTCTTTATCATTAAAACAAAAAGTATCCGTAACATAAGAGTATCCAAACATAGTTCTTACTTTGTCCCCAACTTGAATAGATTCAATAGGAACAGAACCTTTTACTGTTTGTATCTTGGTTCCGGCAACTAAGCAACCACCACCCATTTCTTTTGTTGGTACATAAGATCCGATAACATCATAGGTGTGATTAGTAACAATCATTGGAATATTTGCTTGACCAAGTTTCAAGGTAAGCATACGGAATGCACCTTTAATCAGTTGTGATTTGGTCATGTCACGAACTTCTTTATCGTTCAGGGCATCATTAATCTCTTTACTTGTAGAAAGCATTCCCAAAGAGTCTAAGACAAACATACAGGGATTTCGCTCTCCTTCAGGTTTTTTCATATACAAGTCTACTGCCTTGAGTGCCTTTCCACGAAACTCTTCAACAGTAACAACATTGACAACCACAAGACGAGAAGTATCAATTCCACGAGATTCTAGAAGAGATTTAGTGATAGCAGCCTCAGTGTCAAAGTAGAGACAGTAACCATCGGGATGAGTATCAAGAAAGTTCTTAACCACGGCGAGAGAGAAAAAAGTCTTTCCAGTAGAAGACTCTCCAGCAATAGCAGTAAT